GACAAAGCGAGCTAACCAAGAAAACTTTGATTCAGCGCTACGTGAATATCTACCGCGATGCGGCCGAGATCGAACTGAGAAAAGAGTTTCCCGACTTGGAAGAAGAAGTAAGGGCGAAGCTCGAAGAGAGAAGAGAGGCGCTTCGGCCGGGACAATAATAATGGAACTCACCGATTTATATCCGCAGATTATGAAGGCTAGAGCACTTATCTTAGAAGTTTCCGAAGCTGTTTCTAAAGCGGATCAATCCGCGCCGTATTTACCTAATGCCGGGCTGGTTATTGCTCACTGTGGAAAAGCACTAGACGAACTTCAAGGTATTTTTCGAGATTGGAATGCCAAAGACTAGGCGCCCGCAAGATCCACGGCTAAGAAATCAAACGATGGAGATTTCGTTTGCCGATCAGCCCGTGGTTGCCAAGTACGTTCAGGCGATCAAGGACGGCGGCGATCATCCCGAGTGTAACGAAATATTCGGCTTTGGCACGCGCGGCGACGGCAAGACGATCGGCGTCATGGTCGGCATGATCGAGCACGCCATAGAACATCAACGCAGAGGCTTTCCGCTTCCCGTTCCCTGGATGGGCGTCACCGATACGTTCACTTCGCACAAATTAAAAACCATCCGTAGCTTTGAAAACCCGATTTGGAAGGGCGGATGGAAACTTCACGACGGCGATCATGTCGCGATATTTTTCCAAGGGACAACGCCATTGGTTAAAGTCGATTTGTTCGGCATCGAGGATCAGGGCGCGATGGACCGACTCAGGATGGAATCGGCTTGTATGTGGTTCGAGGAGCCGGCGCCATCCGCGGTCATGGTGCAGTCCACCGGCATCGGCGAGCACGCCTGGGAATTGGGCCTGACTTCCCTTAGAAGCCCGAGTCATTTCCATGCCGCCGTCACTTCGGAAAACTACCCCGATGAAGATCACTGGACATGGCGCCGGCCGCGGCCGACATCAACGCCCGTGTTCGCTCATCCCGCGCAGTTTAGAAAGCTATTCGAGATCGCCGAGATTCCTTGGCCGCGCGAGTTCGACAAATATCCCGAGGGTACGCCGCTGGATCAATGCACGGGTATCAACGCCACTTGTCAGTGGTTTAGAGTGCCGGCAGGCGAGCGGGCGAGCGAAGAGGACCGGCTTTCATGGACCCGCGCGCTCGCCGGCAGGAAGGACTTGCTCCGGCGTCTCATCCTCGGACAGCCGGGCGTTATCATGCTCGGCGATCAGGTCGCGCAGGGGTTTTCCCTCGACGATCACGTCGCCAAAGAACGGCTTTTGCCGTGGCCGGGACAGCCGATCTACTTTGGCTTTGACTTCGGCCATACGCCAACTTGCGTCATGGCGCAGGAGCAGCGCGGCCAGATCCGCGTACTCGCCGCGCTCTACCTCATGGGCGCCGGCATTATGCAGTTGATGGACGATCTAGTCCTGCCGTGGCTCTCACGCTACGCGCCGTGGGTAAGGCGAAACCCGCAAGACTTGGCATTGATTGGCTATGATCCTTCACAGGGCTCGATGGAAAATCCCAAGGGCAGCGAGGCGGATATTGAAAACTCCGCGCTTCAAGCCATCCAGCGATCACTAGACGGCTGGTTTGAGTCGGGGCCGATCGATTGGGCGATCCGTAAAGACGCCTTGGTGAAAGTGCTCGACCGAAACCCGAAAAACTTTCAGCTTGACCCCGAATATTGCCAGGATCTTGCCTCGGCTCTTGCCGGGCGCTGGTACTACGCCAAGAGTCACGCGGGGGATTTGAGATCGGACAAGCCGAAAAAACCGAATCACCCGTATGAAGACCTGGGCGATGCGCTGATTTATTGCCTCTGCCGAATCAGCGGCGCGTCGATGGTGGACAACTTAGGCAGCGGCAAAGTCGTCTGCAACATCGGGCCGGGAATGTGATTGTGATGTACGGACGGCGCTAAATGTGGTATTGACCGTGAGCAATGAATACAAGGGATAGTAGCAAAGGGGGCAGCAGATGAGCGAAGAGCCCGTATCACTTATTGCCGGAATTGCTGGGATTGCCTCAGCGGTGTCGGGCATCGTGAGCGCCACGAGCAAGCCGGATACGCCGAAGGAGCCAGCGCCGCAGCAGGTGGTGAATCAACAGGCGGTACGCGCCGACCGCGCCCGCGCAGCTGCCGCGCAGGGAAGATCGTCAACGATCATCACCGGGCAGAAGTTGGGGAACGTGGGGAACATCGGATAGATGCCTTTCTCCGGTGACATTCTCAGCTGGTACGATCAACTGCGCGCGCAGTATGCGACGTTTTTTAATACCGCGCAGGAAGTCGTTGATTACATGCAGCCCGAGCACCGGGGTATCACGGTAGATAACACGCCGGGCACGCGCAAGAGCGAAAAGATTTTCGATTCGACGGCACCGAATGCGGTGTTTCTCTTAGCGTCGTTTTTATCCGGCGCGCTGTTCCCGCAGGATCAGGAATGGTTCAATGTCCGCGCCGCGCTCGAATATTTGAACAAACTTCGTGACGTCGCCGATTACTTTCAACAAACCCGCCAGGCACAGCTTGCGTCACTGCGCCAATCGAACTATTACGCCACGACCATTGAGTTTCTAACCGACTGGCTACTCTTTGGCAATATGTGCCTCTTGCAGGAGAAGCTGGAACTAAAGCCACCGCATTACCCGTGCTTGGTTTTTACGCCGGTAGGTTATGGCTCCTACGTATTTTTCGAGGGTGAGGACAAGCGGCCGGAGGGCATGATCCGCGAATTGGATTTGTCGGCGCAGGAGTGCAGAGAAAAATTCGGCGATGGTTGCGGCGAGCAGATTTTAGAGAAGGCTGAGAAAAAGCCCTTCGAGATGATCCGCGTCGTTCATGCGATCGTGCCGCGAAAACTCGTTAGCTACAAGCGCTTGGCGACTCCCAAAGAAATGCCCTGGGCGTCGTGCTGGTTCGAGAAGGGGAAAAAACAACAAAAGCCGCTGCTGGAAAGCGGTTATAAGGAAAAGCCTTTCGCCATTGCCCGATACAACTTGATCGCCGGTGAAGTCATGGGTCGCGGGCTCGGCAATGTCGCTCTGCCGCACGTGAAGACCTTGAACAAGATCATCATGCGCGGCTTTATCGATCTCGACAAATCTTTGGACCCGCCGATTGACACCCAGCCGGGAAACATCGTCGGCGATTATTCGCATAAATCCGGCGCCCGCAACGTGCTGAAGAACATCGACCGGACGCGCACATCGGAGTCGGGATTACAGGCGCGGCAGCGAAACGCCACTTACGAGTGGAACGTCAATGATCTACGGCAGTCCATTGATGATATTTTCTTTAGTCGCCAGATCCGTGAACTCATGGGCACGATCGCCAACGAAGCCAAGCGCGAACAGACGGCCTATGAGTACGGGAAGAAACTGGAACTTGTCCATCTCATCATGGCGCCGACTGGCGGGCGGCTACAGTCCGAGGCTCTACGCGATATTATCGAAACCAACTACGCGATCAATTTCCGCACCGGGAAATTTCCCGAGCTTCCGCCCGAGCTAAGGGAAGCCGCGCAAACGCGGCAGGGAAACGAGACGGTCATCACCTACGAGGGGCCGCTGGCGCAGTCGCAAAGAAATCAACAGCTCGGCACCATGCGGGAATATCTAACCAGCGTCGCCGGTGGAGCGCAGCTTGATCCGACCGTTGTTGATGTGCCGAACATAGAGAAGATGCTTCGCCTGGAAGCTGAAATCAGAGGACTTCAGCATTTGAACAACGACGAGCAGGAGTTCAATCAGATTAAGGCGCTCAAGGCTAAGGTTCAGGAACTCAGCGCGGCGCTGGCGGCGGCGCAGCAGGTAAGCGAGATCGGTAAGAACGTGGCGCCTTTGGTCACGGCGATGAACGGCGGGGGGCAAAATGGCAGGGCCACGGCGTAAGCTCACATGGCGCACTCCTAATGAGGACGGGCGGAAGAACGATTTTGCGGCGCTCGGTAGAGACGCCAAGGATTATCTCGAAGGGATTATCACCGATGACGTTTTTGCCGTTGATCCTTACTCGACGGCTTACAACCTTGGCCGCCAAGCGCTTGCTAGGGAGATCCTTGGTTATACGTTGCCGCCGACACCAGAGCCGGAGATAATCAGAAATATTGATGAGTAACAATGGGCGAGGCAAGGAGACGCCGAATGGCCGAGAATACCAAATTGATAATCGAATTACTGCCCGACGGCTCGATCGGCGTGAGCGGGCCGATTGGCAAAAAGATGATGTGTTACGGGATGCTCGAAATGGCGAAGGAAGCGATTCACGATTACAACCTCGCCAATCAACGACTCGTCCAGCCGGTTTCGCTCATACCACAGGAGAAAAGCAATGGACCTTCCTGAAGACGTAGCGGCGCAAGTGCCGCAGGAATACCGCGATCACCCGTTCGTCAAGGACGCGCCCGACCTGCCGACGTTCTTAAAGAACGCCGTCGAAACCAAGAAGATGGTCGGCGATTCGATTCGCCTTCCCGGCAAAGATGCCAAGCCCGAGGATGCCGAGAAATGGTGGACCGAGACGCAGCCCAAATTAGCCGAGCGGGGATTCATCGAAGTCGCGCCCTCCAAGGCCGAAGATTATAAACTGCCGAAAATCGAGGGATTCAACCCCGATCCGCAGCTGGTCGAATCGTTCATTAAAGACGTCGCGCTGCCGACCAAGTTGACGCCCAAGCAGCTCGAAGCCGTCGTTTCATTTCAACACAAAATGACTCAGGAGATGGCGAAAAATCTCGTGACGCCGGAAGCTGCGGACGCCGAGTTCAAGCAAATGCTCGGGAGCGATTACGTCACGGTGATGGAGTCGGTCCAGGCGGCGAGCGCGGCGATGGCCGAGGATTTTCCGCAGTTCGCGGAATGGTCGAAGGGCGCCTACATCGTCAGCGTAGGACCGGACGGCAAACCCGGCAAGGCGTATCCGTTTAGCGCTCACCCGATGGTCCGCGGCATGATGGAGGTCATGGGCCAGATGACCAAGGAAGATAACGCGGGCGGTGGCACGCCACCCAATGGCGGTGAGACCAAGGACGCGATCCGCGGGAAAATAGACCAGATGATGCAAGATCCGAAATACAAAGCTGGTAATCAGGAGTTCGTTGACCAAGTGGACGAACTGCGTAAACGGCTTTGGGGAACAGCGGAGGTTTAGCTATGCCGCTCACGAAAAAGGGCTCCAAGATAATGTCCGCGATGAAAAAGCAGTATGGCGGCGAGAAGGGCGAGCGCGTCTTTTATGCCTCCGAGAACAAGGGGACGATCAGCGGCGAGGACGCGTTCCGGCTCGCAGCGACATACGGGTTCCCGGTCGAGCTCACGGTCGAGGGTGAGCCGCGGCCGCTGCCCGCCGGCATCGACCTGTCCGCCTACCGGATCGTGCAGGAGGCGCTCACCAACAGCCTCAAGCAC